TGGGCGTCGGATCGGATCGTCCTGCCGACCATCGCGGGCTCCAAGGCCTCGGGCGTGGTGATCTCCAGCAGTGGCATGAAGGGCAGCGACATTCGCGGGCAGAACTACGCCCGCGCCGACGGGCAGGTCGTGCGTCCGCAGTTGGTCATGGTCGACGATCCGCAAACGACCGAGTCGGCCTGGTCGCCATCGCAGTCGCAGCGCCGAGAGGCGATCCTCGCCGGTGATGTGCTCGGCATGGCCGGGCCGGGCAGAAAGATCGCCGGGCTGATGGCCTGCACGGTGATCCGCCCGGCGGACATGGCCGACAACATCCTTGACCGCGAGAAGCATCCCGAATGGCAAGGCGAGCGGACGAAGATGGTCTATGCCTTCCCATCCAGCGAGAAGCTCTGGGCGAAGTACGCCGAGCTGCGGGCCGATTCGCTTCGCAACGACGGCGACGGCAGCGAAGCGAACGAGTTCTACATCGCCAACCGCAAGGCGATGGATAAAGGTGCGGTCATCGCCTGGCCGCAGCGCTTCAACGAGGATGAGGTCAGCGCGATCCAGCACGCGATGAACCTGCGGTATCGCGACGAGGCGGCCTTCTTCGCCGAGTACCAGAACGAGCCTATCGTCGAGGCCATCGGTGAGGAGATGCTCACGGCCGATGCTGTAGCCGCCAAGCTCAACGGCTACCGCCCCGGGGAGATTCCCATCGGCTGCAATCACCTGACGATGTTCATCGACGTGCAGCAGAAGGTCTTGTTCTGGATGCTCACCGCGTGGGAGGAAAACTTCACCGGTCACATCATCGACTACGGCGCGTGGCCCGAGCAGAAGCGGGCCTACTTTACGCTGCGGGATGTGCGATCCACGCTGGGGCGGGCGACACCGGGGGCGGGACTCGAAGGGCAAATCTACGCCGGGCTGGAGAAGCTGACGGCCGAGAAGCTCTCGCAGGCATATCGTCGCGAAGACGGGGCCGAGATGCGGATCGACCGCTGCCTGATCGATGCCAACTGGGGCCAGTCCACTGACGTGGTCTACCAGTTCTGCCGCCAGAGTTCTTTTGCAGGGGTTGTTCTGCCCTCGCATGGCAAGTACGTCGGGGCATCGAGCGTCCCGTTCAGCGAGTACAAGCGCAAGCGTGGCGACCGTGTCGGCCTGCATTGGCGCATCCCGAACACCATCGGTCGTCGCCAGGTGCGCCACGTGCTGATCGATACCAACTACTGGAAGACGTTTGTTCATGCCCGTCTGGCCGTGGCCATGGGCGATCCCGGCTGCCTGTCGCTCTTCGGCCGGGACGGCAAGGTTCATCGTCTGCTGGCCGACCATCTGACGGCCGAATACCGCGTCAAGACCGTCGCCCGTGACCGCACTGTGGATGAATGGAAGCTGCGGGCTACGCGCCCGGACAACCACTGGCTGGATTGCCTAGTGGGCTGCGCCGTTGCGGCGTCGATCCAGGGCGCTTCCCTACCGGGCGTGGCGGACGGCGCATCGCGGCCCCGGAAGCGCATCAAACTCTCACAGTTGCAACGGAGCCGGTGATGAAGATAGGCGAAACCAAGCCCAGAGAGCAACGCGGCCTGGAGTGCCCAGCCTGCGGGTGTCGGCACCTCTACGTGGTCTACACGCGTCCAGCCTGGGGAAATCGCATCATACGCCGCCGGGAGTGCCGTCACTGCGGAAAACGCCTTACCACCTGGGAGAGGGCTGGCGGCCCATCTTAGCTGTCATCCTCGCCCAGTGCCGTTGCGAGGACTCCGGCTACCAACACCACGCCAGCCACAACCAAGGCTGCCCAGCCCCAGAGCGGACCAGACGAGACTGGTCCCACCGTATAGGGTCGCAGATTGCCCTTGGGGCCGTTCAGGAGGATGTACTTGATTCCCTTGCTGATGAATGTATTTCCGGGCATGTCAGGCATCTTGAGTCTCCTTATCCATTCGGTCGGGCAACCCAGCGGCGCTTGGTCGCGGGGCCAGTTCTGGCTCATTAGCGAACAAGCATGTCTTCTCTCAGCCGACGCCACAGCACACGGCCAACGGCGACGGCGATGTCCCATAACAGCGGACGCTTCGGCACGTAGATGATGCAATTCACTATATGTCTCCTTGCGTGGCTAAGCGGGACCGATGTCTTCAGGGGTCGCGCCATTGCCAGCATCATGGAGCGACGACTTCTCTTGGATCTTCTTCAACATTGTGGCAAGCTTCCCCCGGATCGAATCATAGAGAGTGCCGGCCCTCTCTGACTCTTTCACCAGAATCGCACCGGCGACCGTGCCAATGATGAGTTTCCACAAGTACATGATTCTCTCCTTTCCGTGTGCATCCCGTACTTGGGACACATCCAGTTGCCGACCAGATTGACAGACGCGTCTTGCGCCAGTTGCGCCACATCATTCCTGACCACCCGCATCCTCGGGCTGCTGAGGCACGATCTCCCAGTGGTTGTCTACCTCTTTGCAGTCAAGCTTGTTGGCCTCACAGATTGCTTTGATGCCCTTGACAAGACCGTATCCTGCGGCTCCCACGGCAACGGGAATCGTGGCTACTACCGCCAGTCCCCCCAGCATGGTTCCGCCACCAATCGCGGCTAGGCCAGAGGTGATTCCCGCTGCCGATAGCCCGGCAACCGCGCCACTGACGGAAATGGCACCTATCGCTCCGCCAACGCCAGCAGCAATTCCTCCGGCCGCTCCGATGTACTCTGAGACCTTCTCTTTGTCCTTCTCACTCATTTTCGAGTACTTCGCATGCCCAATAGCGACCAACCCGCTGAGTCTGAGCATGAAGTCTGCTTTCGGTAAGGTCTGCTTCTTCTCGAGCCGATAGATTGTTGATTCAGCGACCCCGATTACGGATGCAAGATCTCTCCGCGATAGCCCTGAGACCTCGCGGACCAGCTTCAGCTTAACACCGCAGTTGTCCTCGGTGATCGCCTCAAGCATCTGCTTCTTCTGGTCCTCGTCCTCAAACTCCCACACCGACGAGATGTGCTCTTCAGGGTTGATGCCTTCACTGTTCTTGTCCTTGGTGTTCACGTCAATCTCCTTCTAAGTAGCCCGCTATCTCAATGCACCGTGCATTGGCTCTACATCTATTATAGTGCAGGATGCACAAAAAACAATAGTGCGTGCAAGAAAAAGAATGAGAAAGAATGGCCGTCCCGTTTGTGATATAACCGCTGCAAACAGAGGTGGTTGACTCACTCTTTCCATGGTTTCTGCCTCTGGGCCATTACATTTTCTCCGATAAGTGCCGCGATTGGGTAGAGCTGCCCCCTCCTTGGGTACCACCTCCGATCCACATACTTTGGCGGCTGATGGCAGCGCCTTGGTGCCGGCAAACACGAACCTGAGCCCTTCGCGTTGATGCAGGCACCGGCAAACCGGACTGACTATGTCTACATGCGTAACGTTTTTCAGAAAACCGCCTCTGGGTGTAAGGAGTTTCGGCCTCTGCGGCAAATAACCCTATGACGGCCGTGGATGCCGTTGTAAGGGAGCCACAGGGACGTGACCGGAACCCTCGACAACTCGATCAAGACCAACGCCGAAGGCCCTGCCAAAGCCAGTGGAGATTCCGGCAGCGTCGAGCAGCACAAGCTTTCCGAGCAGATCGCGGCTGACAAGTACCTGGAGTCGAAGAAGGCCAGCCGCGCCAAGGGTCTGGGGGTCAAGCTCGCGAAGATCTCGCCGGGAGGGACCGTCTGATGTGGCCGTTCCGCAAGACCAGCAAGGCTTCCTCTCAAGGGCGATCCCTCCCGGCCGTGGTCCGTGCCCGCTATGACGCGGCGCAGACCACCGCCGAGAACGCCAGGCACTGGGCGATGGCCGACGCGCTGTCGGCCGACGGCGCGGCCTCGCCCGACGTCCGCCGCAAGCTCCGCCAGCGCAGCCGCTACGAGGTCGCGAACAACAGCTACGCCAAGGGGATCGTGCTGACCATCGCCAACGACTGCATCGGCACCGGCCCGCGCCTGCAACTGCTGAGCGACGATCCGGAGACCAACCGCCGCGTCGAAGCGGCGTTCGCCGCATGGTCCGAGGCGGCCAACCTGGCCGAGAAGCTCCGCACGATGCGGATGGCCAAGGCCACCGACGGCGAGAGCTTCGCGGTCCTGACGGCCAACCCGATGATCGACTCGCCCGTGGTGCTGGACGTGCACCCAGTCGAGGCCGACCGCGTGGCGTCACCGACCATGGCGCTGCTGCCGCCGGTGAGCGACATCGACGGCATCACGCTCGACGCCTGGGGCAACCCGCAGACCTACAGCATCCTGCGTCAGCACCCCGGCGACCTGGCGGCGTGGAAGACGCAGTACGACCTGGTGCCCGCCGACGCGGTGGTCCACTGGTTCCGGTCCAACAGGCCCGGTCAGCATCGGGGCATCCCGGAGATCACGCCGGCGCTGCCGCTGTTCGCCCAGCTTCGTCGCTACACGCTGGCGGTCATCGCGGCCGCCGAGACGGCCGCCGACTTCGCGGCCGTGCTGTTCACCGACGCCCCGGCCAACGGCGAGGCCCAGGCGCTGGAGCCTATGGACGTGGTCGAGCTCGAGAAGCGCATGGCCACGGTGCTGCCGGACGGCTGGCGGCTGGGTCAGGTCGAGGCCCAGCAGCCGGCGACCGGGTACGCCGAGTTCAAGCGGGAGATCCTCAACGAGATCGCGCGCTGCCTGAACCTGCCGTACAACATCGCGGCCTGCAACTCCTCGGGCTACAACTACGCCTCGGGGCGACTGGACCACCAGACGTACTTCAAGAGCATCCGCGTCGAGCAGGCGCACCTGGCCGAAGCGGTGCTCGACCGCATCTTCGCCGCCTGGATCGACGAGGCCATGCTCACCTCGGAGCT